ACCTAAAGAAACAAAGTCATTACTTTCTTTTGGAAATATAGAAGATATATTTAAAAAAGTATATCCTATTTTATCAGCAACATCTTCTCTAACAGCAATAAAAAATGTACGTTCTCTTGATTGCGGAACACCAAAATGATGTGCAGATAATACTTTAGCTGAAACGTGATAACCTATACTTTCAAATGTTGCTTGTATCTTATGGAAATATTCTTTTGCTTTACCCATAGTTAATCCTGCAACATTTTCTCCTATAATAACTTTAGGTTTAATATCGTTTGCTATTCTTAAAAATTCAAAAAATAAATCTTCTACGTTAGTTACACCTTTGATATCAGAATATTGTTTTGTTTTACCAAATGCATCTTCGTGTGTATTACCTTTACCGTGAGACACAGAACCTGCCATACTAAATGCAGAACATGGTGGCGATCCATCTAGGATATCTAATTGACCCGGTTTTAAATTAAGTTTATCTAAAAAATCTTTGCCTGTTAATTTTTTTATATCATCAGGTATAATAATAGTATTCGGATAATTTTCTAAATATGTTTTTCTTGCTTCTTCTACAAATTCATTTACTGCAAGTATTTTTGCTCCAGCTAAACGATACCCTGTTGATGACCCACCACCACCTGCAAAGGTGGATACTACGGTAAACAGTTCTTTCTTCTCACCTGCTAAAACATCTTTTAAATAATACTTTTCGTATTTCATAATATAATAATACTCATTCTATCATAGTTTTTAAATAATGTCAATAAACTAATTATACTTGATTTCCCCAACTAGACCAATTATCTTTTTTATTACGAGCAAACAATTCTATATAAGGACCTTCTAATAATTTTTCAATACGCTCATAAACTTCATCTGGTTTTTTTGAATGTTCTCTTAATTTAGATACCACTAATTGATCTACACCATTTGATATTCTTTTAGGTTTACCTTTAGTTGCTAACAAACACATTTCTGGATTAGCTCTTGTCCAGTAACCCAACCCTTTAAAATATCCTGCACTTTTTTTATTTGTTTTTACCCAAGTAAATGCGACAGTTTTATATTTAAACCCCCAAGATTCAATAACTTCAAAAGACATTTTTAAAAAAGGATCTGTTACCCACATCAATAAAGTTGAATCGTTTTCTGATATATCTTTGACTGGTAGATTTTTAATATCTTCAATCTTCATACAATCATAATGTTGTGTAGCATTTCTTCCTTCACCTTTATTACTATATGATTTAAAATACCAAGGTGGATCAGCATATATTACTTTATATTTTTTATTGGGAAATGGTATCATCTATCAAAGTGTCCTTTTACTAATAGGTAATAATATAAAATGTCATAACATATAAAATTAAAAAAAGATTGTGTAACGGTAAGTTTATTATCAAATAATGATGGAACAAGTACTAAAGATAACCATAAACAAGTAAGATAATGAAATCTTTTATTTTCTGGTAGTGTATATAATAACCATTTCATTATACAAAAAAACTTTCTAATGATGATTGTTTTTCATATTTCCAACCTATTGGATTTAATATAAAACTAATTGGATCTAAAAATGTTTTTTCAAATTGTGTTTCATAATCTATATATTGTTGTAACTTAAACTCAATAGGTAATTTTGTTACATAACTTACGACATTGAATTTAAAAGGATTGGGTTCTTTTAATAATAAAAATTTAAGTTTATCACCCTCTTGTATTAATGGATATTTTTGTGTTAGTTTCATCATTTTTAAATAATGATTATATATTAAAGCACCTTTAACATGTATTGGGGTACCCTTAATAAATATATCTGCTGCATGTCCATATTTAGCCAAGTTGTTACAAGACCTTGGAAAAGATATTTGTTCTGCTTGATACTTAGTAAATTCTTCTCTAAATTTAGCCACAAAAGATATTAAAGTATCTTCATCTTTATTCATTATAATACTAATAGCATCTCTAATTTTACCACGACAAACTTCTGGTGTAGATGATCTTACTGCTTCAATACCCATAATTTTTATTTTAGGTTCGTCAAATACAATACCTTCTTCATCTAATACATTTAACATATATCTTTTTTTAGTAGTCCATAGACCTTTGTTTGCTATAACCTCTCGCTTCATAACCATACGCTGTTCAAAAGCATTTGTATATTCTGCAAGTTCTTTAAAGCATTTGTTTATATAAGGTTCAATTCTAGTTTTAACTACTTTGTCTATAAAAGATAATACTTGTTTATTGTCTTTATTAACGCAAACCTTTTCAACAAGTTTTTCTAAAGTAAGATATATTGAATCTGTATCTGATGCTACAACATAATCTATTTTATCTTCTGTGTGTAATATTCTATTTAAATATTCGTTTATTTTAGTTTCAATAAATCTAATAACAAATTGACCAGCAGATGTTATAGCAGTTGCTTGTCTTACATCATAATATCTAAAGTACTCATTACCTATTGCACCATAAGCACTATTTAGTGCTATTTTTTTAGACCATTGTATATTATGAAAACGTGAAATTAATCTTAACAATTTTTTATCTTTTGTTTTTTGATATTCTTGTTTTGCCGTCATCATTTTTTCTCTATAAAAAACTCGGTCTTGATACATCTTATCTAATAGTCTAGGTAAGAAACCTTTATTGTCCGTTTTAAACATAGCACCATTTGGTGTAATACAAGCACCTTGGGTTTTTAAATAACCAAGTTCTGATTTTTTATAAATCAAATTATTAACACTTATGTTAGCTGGTTTCATACCTATAATTTTTTCTGGTGATATATTATACTGCATAATAAGATGTGGATATAAAGAATTTATGTCAAATGATACAATCCATTTATGTAGACCTGGTAATGGTTCTTTTACGTATGCACCTTCGTATTTTTCTTCTTTAATATTTTCTTCTTTTGGTGGTACTATAATATTTTCTTCTCTTAAAAAATTATAAATTAATATATCCCAAGTTCTTACTTGTGAAAACACATCATTATAATTTACTTTGGCATCATAAGCCATAGTTATAACTAGTTCAATTAGACCTAATTTATCTTCTAGCTTGTCAACGATCTCAACGTCTTGTATATTATAACCTACAAATGATTGAAAGTCTTTTGTATACCAATCTTTAAATGTATCATAAGGGTTGTCTGCTTTAGTTTCACCTAATTCTACTTTACCGATATAAGTTAATTTATAACTTTCTTGTTTTGTTGGTATAAACTTTCTATATAAATCTAAGTAGTCTAACATTGTAATTCCTAAAATATTATAAATTGTTTGTGGTCTACCTCTTACAACTATCTGTTCTCTTTCAATTAAATTCCAAGGTGATAATCTATTAATAATTTTATCTCCAACTAAACTTCTAATACGATTCATTAAATATGGTAAGTCAAAGAATTTTGTATTCCACCCCGTTATGATATCAGGATAATTTTTAATCCAAAATTCAATAAACTGTCGTATTAATTCTTTTTCAGAATTACATTTTATAAAAGTTACATCTAATCTGTCAGTTTTAAAATCGCCAATGCCCCAAGTAATAATTTGTTTATTGTTTTGATTTTTAACTGTAATACAAAGTATTTCTTCAATAGGATTTTCTACGTCAGGAAAACCATTTTCGCAGGACGTCTCTATATCTAATGTAAATATTTTTATATATTCTTTTAACCATTCTACTTCACCTCTTTGATTGTCAGATATGTATTGATATTGATATTTTTCCATACCAAATATAGGTGAATTATCAGTTGCAACATTTCTTTTAAAGTCTCTTGCTTCTGATATTGAATTAAATACTATAGGTGATAAACTAGAACCTTGTAACGTTTTAAACTGACTTTGCTTTTGACATAATGAATATAATGTAGGTTTGTAATTTAAACGTTCTTTATATTCTTTACCATCCAAAACTCCTCTTACTAGAAGTTTACCTTTAAATTCTATTACTGATTTATAAAAATTCACTTAGATTACCTTCACTTTTATACATATTAACGTTTTTTTTATTATAAACTATTTCTTTAGTTAAGTCAAACGGCATTTTATTTGTTTCTTTATATTCTGTTTCTCCTGGTTTTTTTATATACCAAATTAAATCTTTATCTTTTGGATAATTTAATGACCAATCAACTGTTGATTTTTTTAATTGTTTACGGTCTTTTTTGGTCATAGGGTAAATATATCTAAACTGTTTACCTTTTATACGGCTTAATTTTAATTCTATTAACTGTTGAGGATTTGGTCTCATACCATATTTTCTATTCTTTGTATTTGGTATATGTCCTTGCATTGTTCTAGGATGTACCTTTTCACCTTGTTCTGTAACGTATGTATCTGTAATAGAAAATCCACCATATAAAAAGTTAGCAGATTGATATACATATCCCGGTTTACCAACTAAACCATCAGCCCAAGTAAAAAGATATTTTATATTTGTGTTTTCTTTTAACCATTTAATAGATAAAGAAAGTAATTGTGATTCTGAATTTCTTGGCATTTTATCGTCCATACACATCTTACCTATTTCAAAATAATCTTTTGTATCTAATTGAGGGAATAACTTCTGTATAGTATGTTTAGGTCTTGTACCCCAACCAAAAGTAATTACACCAACTAAATCTTCTTCTGTAAAACAACCTAAATAATATTTTGTTAATTTTGGCATTACTGCCGAATAGTGTCTTAATGAAATAAATTCAGCTGCCGTATATTTGTTTAACGGTTTTAATAACATTATCTAATATCTTCATCTAATAAATGAGCAATTAAACCATCATGTTCTTTTGTTAATTGTATTTGACATGCTAATCTACTCAATCCTTTTTTATATTGTTTATTAAATTCTAGTATATCTAATTCTGCGTAATTCTCGTTCATTGGTAAAAGTTTATCAATCCAACGTTCATCTATTATAACATGGCAAGTACCACATGCACAAGATCCTCCACAGTCGGCAGTTATTTCTCTTATATCTATTACACTATATTTTTTTGCGGCTTCCATTAAAGTCATTCCAATAGGAACATCTACCCTAATTTTAAGGCCGTTTCTTACAAAATATACTGTTATCATTAGTCTATAATAAGTTTAGGTTTTTTTAATTGTACAATGCCTGCTCCTAAATGCTGATTATAAGAATTTTTGATTTCTAGTTTTGGATCTACTTCTGTTACTATATTGTTTGTTTTAAGAACTATTATTTCTTCTTCAGCATAAGGCATATAAGGTGTTAATGCCAAAGATACTGGTCCTCCCGGTTTTGATTGCATTGGTACAATCACAAAGGGTTGTTTTATGTGTGTTAAATTTGAATCGCTATCTT